TTTTTTTAATTTTTTTTTTTATTTTTTTTTTTTTTTTTTTTTCATTTTTTTTTTCAGATACATCTATTAATTTAATTGTTTTACAGTCCTTTATAAGGTCGAAAAATTGTGCATCTTCACATTGAGATATTAAATTAGCAGCTGTTGGTATTTCTTTATTTTTTTGTCTCATAATATCAGTTAATTCTTCAAAAATCATATTATCTTCTTTTTTTGCCCATTCTTGTAAAAAATTGTAAGGTTCACCTTTTTCAATCGGTGGTAATTGTTTGTTATTACCTAATAATAATATTTTTCTTATATTTTTACAATATTTAATCTTATCAATAAAATCACTTAATTTTTCAGTACTAATCATACCTGCTTCTTCTATAATCAATACTTTAAAATTTTTTTTATTACATTTACTAGAATGTAAAAATTTATCTATTGTACAAAAGTCATAGTAATCGGAAGATTTATTCTTGTCTATATTGTTATGATTGCTTTTAATTTTCTCTTCAAAATTTGTTGAAATATTTTTAATTGCTTTTCCAGTTGGAGCCAGAACTATAAAAGGTATTTCGTTATGATATAAGTTTTTCATAATTAAACTTGCTGTATGTGTTTTACCCGTTCCAGCATTTCCTTCTAGAATACCTATTCTTACATGAGTTTGTATAAAATCATTAAAAAATTTAGCTTGTTTAGGAGTTAATTTAATATCATTTTTGATTTTATTATATAAAATTATATTATCTGTTTCCATAATAAATTTTTTTACAAAATCAATAATATTATATTCACACCGAAAATAAGGATATAATGTAAAATAATTGTCAATTATTTTAATATATTTTTTTTTTTCCAAAAAATTTAATATTTTTGTTCTAAAATTATAGTTCACTATTGGTAACCAACTTTTTTTTTTTAGATCATTATTAATATCATAAGCTAACTTATATATAACTTGATCCTCTTGTTTAATATATTTTTCTATAAAAGTTAAAACTTTATTTTCAATATTATATCTATTGTATTTATTCATAACTTCTATAATTTCTTTTATGTATTCATACGATGTAATTATTTTGTTTAAATTAATCTCATATTTACAATATAATATAGTATATTTAATTATAAAATCTTCCATACAAATAGTAAATTCACTATTAGGATCTTTTTTTTTTGAATTATTATTATTATTGTAATCATTAAAAGCACTAAATAAATCTTCTTTAAAAACATTGTACAGAATTTCCTCTCTCTCTTTTGAATTATTTTTATTTAAAAACATTTTTAATTTTTTTAATGATAGTGAATTTCCAAGATTATTACAATTTATATTTAATTCAATAGATTCATTATCAATGTATTCCTTGTTTAAGCGATTATCAATAACATTATATAATTCTTCAGTACTATTATTAAAATATTGTAATATATGTTTCAAAAATTCTTCATTATTAATATATATTGGATTTTTAGAATATATATCTTTATTAAAATTTTTCTCTTTTTTTTTTATTTTATTATTATCACAATAATTTCTATATTTTTCATTTTCAGTAAAATAAGATTTTTCTTCCTCAAGTATTCTTCTTTTATAGGAATCTAAAAAATTTTTTAGCCATATTTTTTTTAATAAATCAAAAATTATACAATAATATTTACCTTCATATATTTTTTTTATATTTCTTAAATTTATTTCAAAATTATTAAATTTTTTTAAATATAATTTATTAAATTTTTCATAATAGGTCAATATATGGTTTATATATCTATTATACTCTTTATGTTTTTCAGATACTGTGATTAAATTATTTTTATATATTTGCATATTTTCTAAAAATGATTCAAATTGTGCTTTTTTTGTAGAATGAAGATCTGCTTTTTCATTTATTGACCTTATAAATTCATGATATATATCTTTATTTGGTTCAGGTTTTAGTAAATCATAAATATAAAATTTTTTAAATTCTTCATAAAAATTAACTATAATCCCTCTAACTAATATTTCTTTAAATTTTTCAAAATTTATGATATTTTTTATTTTTATGTTTATTGTTTCTTTTTTGTTTTTACATTTAATTTCATCTTTTGAAATTTTTAGTAATTGTACTTCGTACAAATTCATAGTTTTAAATAGATAATTATAATATAATTAAAAATAGATATATATTTATCTTTAAGTATTTTTGTTAAATAAGTCGTTATAATATAAAATTTCCAAAAAAAAAAAATGAAAAAGTTATTCCTTTAAATTAAATTATATTATATTTTATTTTTATTTTCTCTTCATCATAAGGAATATTTATATTTTTTTTAATATTATTATGAAAAAGTATAAATTTATATTCTTTACATTCTTTATATCTGTATTTTTTCCAAAGAGAAGATTCAGTAGAATAATTTCGTTGATAATTGTATTCCTGAATAAGATATTTGATTTGGTTATTAACCAGCGATATTAAATCAAAAGTTTTTTTTAAACACATTTTTTCTAAAGATGTGTGTGAGGGTAAGTACATATATTTAGGTAAACAAATCAAATCAATAATATTATTAGGAAATTGGTTAATAAATAATTTAAAATTAGTCATATAAAAAAGATTTAAAATTATCTTTAAATATTTTTTAAATCATACTATATATAATAAAATTTCCTAATTTGTTTAGTTAAAACTATATTATATGTTTTTTAACTATTATTTTTATAGTTAAAAGTAAATAATACAGTTTTAACTATCTTATTGTATAGATAAAATAATAGATAAATTTATATTTCTTTAAGTTAAAACTATATTATATGTTTTTAATTATTTTATTATATAGATAGAATGATAGATAAATTTATATTTATCAAATAAATTGTTAAAGACATTATGACAAATAAATCAAAAAAAATAGTATGGAATGAAGAATTATTGAATTTACAAAATAAATATCCAGAACTGAATTTTAAAATATTAGGTGATAATAATAAATTAAAAAGAGAAGATATTATATATCATTTCTGTGGAAACAATGAATGTGGGAAGGAATGTAAAAATAATTTAAGAAAATTAGTAGAAAATAAAAATTTATTATGTAAAAAATGCTGCTATAAAAAAGGAAAAGAATTACGAAAAAAAACAAATATTGATAAATATGGATGTGAATATGCTACACAAAGTATGATTATTAAAGATAAAACTAAAAAAACTTGTTATGAGAATTATGGAGTAAAATGTCCATTACAATCATTCAAAATCCGAGATAAAGCTAAAGCAACTTGCCTTAATAAATATGGAATTGAATGTCCTTTTCAATCATTAGAAATCAAAGATAAAATTAAAGCTACTTGTCTTAAAAGATATGGTGTAGAACTGCCCGCACAATCTAATGAAATTAAGCAAAAAATAAAAAACACATTTTATGAAAAATATTCCAACAAACACCCATTACAAACTAATGAAATTAGAGAAAAAATAAAAAAAACTAATATAGAAAGATATGGATGTGTAGCTCCTCTTCAATGTGAAAAAGTAAAAGATAAATCTAAAGAAACTTGTCTTATTAAGTATGGTTTTGAATTTTCGATGCAGTCACCTGAAATTTTAAGAAAAGCAAATCATCGTAAAGAATATATATTACCATCTAAAAAAAGAATAATGATTAAAAATCATGAAAATCTAATACTAGATAACCTCCTTTATAAAGAAAATTTATCTGAAAATGATATACTAACTTTAACCATTGATCTTCCTGGGTGGTGGTATTTTGATGAGACTAAAGAAAAATTGTCTAAATATTATCCAGATATTTATATTCCATCACAAAATAGATGTATAGAAATTACATCAAAGACATATTTTAAAAAAGCTTTAAATAAAATGAATAATTTTAAAACACTGAACTATAATTTTGAAATTTGGGTTCATGATGGAAAAGGTAATATATCAAAAAATTGGGTTTCATAAATAGGTTTTTTATACTCAAGTATTGGAATTTTTATAACATAAAGACTTATCTATTAAATCAATTATTTAAAGATAACTATATTTATTATTGTTATATAATGTCAAAGAATACTAAGAAAATTAAAATAAATTATAATCACAAATTAATAAGTTTACAAAATAAATATCCAGAACTAGGATTAAAAAAAAAATATCAAATATTAATTTTAAAAGCAGAAGATATTATCGAGCACTTATGTAGAACATGTAATATTAAAACTGAGTCTTTTATATGTAATTTAGATGATAAAGTTTTAAATAATTGTAATTGTTATGATCGTAGATGTGAAATTATGGATGAAGCTTTTCCTAAATTACCTTTTGGTTATGACAATGAGCACGCCGATCGACTTGATGAAGTTCTAGTAGAATCGAAGAATGCTATAGTCTTTCATCCTAAAAAATGCATAGTCTGTCGTCCTAACGATATTGGCGCTGAGATTATACCAATTGTTCGAGATAGATACATCACATATCGCGACTTCTATAAAGAATGTGAAGCTAAATGGGCACAAGAAATGTGCAACCATCAATTTCTTGAAGATATTCAGGTTAAAAATAACTGTCAAATTGAACTATGGTTTGGAAGTTAATTTCATTTATTAAAACAGCAAATAAAATATTGGATAAACCCAAAAAATATAACAAATAAAACAGTTGAAACTGTTCAATTATTTTACGACATTTAAAATATAATTTATGTTTTATCTTAATCAGAAATATTTTAAATGTCATAAACCTAAATAGTAAACATTTTTAAATCTATCAAATTTTTTTATTTATAAATAAATTTGATTTTATAATTTTTTTTTTTTTTACAATAAATTATATTAATAATGTTCCAAACACAAGAAAATATTGATAAAGAACATAGTATTTTCCCTATCGAAGAGAAAATTATATATAATGATTCCAATCTTGAAAGTAATTTCGATAAGTACTCTTGTTCTGATGATTCTGAATCTGTATCTTCGTTTTCTGATAATTATGATTCACAAAACGAGGATACAAATTATTTAGAAGAAATACAATTAAAAGATAAATTTAAACCATATCTTAATAATTACCAAATACAAGCTATTAACGATAGAGGTAAATATAAAAAATGTTTCATAAATATGTGGTCTGGACCAAGTAAGACTAAAACATTAACATTTTCTATATTCAATGATGATAAAAATATAAATGTTATCGTTTTTCCATCTCAGGACTTAATCAATCAATATAATAAAGAATTTATTAATAATGATAATAAAATTTTTAAGGAGAATTTTGCTAATTACGAATGTTTAGTTTTCTACTCAGACCATGAATATAAACTGAATATTAAAAATAATAAAATTAAATACACCACAAAACAAAATATTTTGGATAAGTTTTTGAAAAAAACTAATTGTAAAAAAATAATATTAGTTACTTACCAATCCTTTAAAAAATTTATTAATGAATGTATCAAAGTAAATATATTAATTGATAAGTTAATATGGGACGAAACTCACCATATTTTTGATGAAGAGATACAACATATTGCATTCAATAACAAATTTCTAAATCGTATTGTATGTAAAACAGAATATTATTCTGCAACCGAAACTCGTTGGAAATATACTTTATCAAAAATTACTAAATATATTAATAAAAATAAAAAACTTCCATCTTCAAGTGATGAAGATGTATCTATTAAAAAATTGGGTGTTTGGTTAAAAACACAAAAGGAGGATTATCAAAAACACATTTATATTATGCAAGATCCTAAATTAAGAAATATATGGAATGATTTTGTAAAAAATTATTCCAATTATTTCATAAATAATACTATAGAATATATTACCAAAAATGAAAAACGCCTATCTTTATATAATAAAGATATATATATGAGAAAACAAAGCCTTAAGATCTCGCATCAAGAAGAGACTTATCAAAAACAAATAAGTATTATTCAAGAATCTGAATTCAAAAAGTTATGGGATAACTTTCTAAAATTAATATTCTAATTATTTCAATACATAGTAATAATATTTTTAAATCATTAAATTTATATTTATAAATTTGATATATTATTGTTTTTACATTATTTAATAATAATATAAATATGTCTGATAGAAGAAGTGAAAAGTTTTTATAGAAAATTGTTTTTAAAATACCATCCTGATAAAGTAGGACCCAAGTATAAAGAACAAGCTGAGGAATGGTGCTTTAAGATAGGAGACAGACCAATGTAAATACTAAAAATTTTTAAATCTATCAAATTTTTTATTTATATAAAACTTTTGATATATCATAGTGATAAAATTAAAGATAAATGAAAATTTTATCTCAATACAACTATTTTGTTATGTTGGATGGCTGCTATTTATTATAACTATAAAAATATTATTTTTATATTATATTAATATGAAAAGTAACTTTAATATAATATTAAAATTTGCTATTGTGATTTTAATTGTATATTTATTATATAAATTTGTAAACCCTATCATTTATAAACTAAATACTGAAAGCTTTCTTTCTAAAGAAGAAATTGAAATTTATGATAAAGTAGATGTGGATAGTTTAAAAAAAGGCCAACAGCGGATGACAGAAATGTTTAAATTTTTCGATAAGATATGTAGAGATAATGGTGTTAAATATTGGGCCATTGGCGGTACTTTGATAGGTGCTATACGTCATAAAGGATGGATTCCTTGGGATGGAGATATTGATGTTGGAATGTTAGAAAAAGATTATGAGAAGTTTAGACAGATAGTGAAACAAGTTTTGCCAGCTAATATGGTTTTTGAACATCGTCCAATAAATAAGCCCTGTCCAAAGATACGATTATTAGATTCCCACTATATTTTTTCTCCATTTGGCTATCATTGGGACGATGATGATGGTTTGATGCTCGATATTTTTATTTTTAATACAAATAAACATGAAATATATAGTAAATTACCTGGAATAGACGTTTTCACGTCGTCCAATGTTGATTCTCGCCCATATTCTGATTTTTTTCCATTAAAAGAACTGCCTTTTGAAGACTTCACTATTTATGTTCCGAACAAATATAAAAAAATGGCCGCTAGTCTTTGGGGAGAAGTTCCACCGCCGCTATTGTCTCTAGGAGAAAGATATCCTCATGAAGGAAATATTGTTTGCGATCATGTCACTCAAAAAATGAAAGATAAATATGAATTACACAAAAAATTACCTAACAAAGGGGTATATACTGAATTCGGTCGTGTAGTGTGAGCAAATTATAATACTATATTGTTATTATTTGATATTTTAAAATCTTATTCTGAATATTTTGCTTGTAAATTTCATAATTCTTCTTTCCAATTCTAATTTTTCTAGTTTTTAGTTTTTTTCCACTCATTATAAACCTAAATACTAAAAATTTTTAAATCTATCAAATTTTTTATTTATTATAAAACTTTGATATATCATAGTGATAAAATTAAAAGAAAAAGTAAACAAACTAATAATTTTTTTAAATCATTAAATTTTATATTATTCATCCAATTATATTAATATTTATTACATTTAATTAATTACACTAATTTAAAAATAATTTTTTTATTTATATAAAACTTTGATAATATTATCATTTATGTCATATAATCAATAATAATCTTCCTTCAATTTTGAAAATATTGATACTAAGTCTATTTGTATGCCTATTAATAATTTATTATATAAAACATAAGTTCAAAAATTAAAATAATAATAATAATAATTACTATAGTATATACATGTCATTTAACAATGAGAACTCATTAAATGAAAATTTTGATAAACACAATATGTTATCAAAATTAAATGATTTTCAAAAATCAGGAGAATCTATCAAAATTTTAAGAGACGTTAATTTAAAAATTAAAGAAAGAAACTTTCATGAATTCACATATATATTATATGATATTAGAAGTTTACTAGGAGATAAAGAAAAAACTTTTCTAGAAATTGGTAGTTATGTTGGAAGTTCTGCTTCTTTAATATTACAGCATAATTATAAAACAAATGTTATTTGTATAGACCCATGTGATCTAAATCCATCTCACTATTTAGGAAGTTTATCTCAGTATGAAACTCTTGAAAAAAATATAAAAAATAACAATAAACATAATTATAAATTTGAAATATTAAAGGATTATTCAACCAATGAGATTCTATTGAATAAACTAAAAGAAAATAACACAAAAGTAGATATTTTATTCATTGATGGAGATGATAGCTATCAAGGGGTATTAAATGATTGGAATAATTTTAAAGAATTTGTAAATCCAGGTGGATTTATTTGCTTCGATGACTACTATGATGATACTCACTGTCCTCAAGTAAGACCAGCTGTTAATATTATAGCTGGTAATTTAGATGTGAATGAATATAAAGTAGTAGGCAGTTTACAAAATATTCATAAGCTACATTGTAATGACCCAACATACAAACATCCTAAATATATAAACTCATTTATAATATATAAAACATTGGACCAAAATTTAGATTTAAAAAAAAATTTAGATTTAAAAAAACTATTTGATAAATATATTAAAGTTGCTGTTATTACACAAAGTTATTATAGAAAAGATAATTCATCAAAAAGTTGTTTGAAAAAAATGTTTGATATGCTAGAAAAGCAAACTTATAAAAATTTTAAAGTTTTTATAACTGGTGACAATTATCAACCAGAAAATGAGTTTATGGAGGTATGTAGTGAATATAAAGGAGAAAAATATATACATAATAATGATCATTCTTGTAGAACTCTTAATCTCGGGGAGATTGGAAATTACTGGTGTTATGGCGGTATGCATGCCGCCCATAATTCATATTTAAAAGCAAGACAGTATGGTTATGATATAGCGCTCATGTTAGATGATGATGATTATTGGTATGATTCTTATATTGAAACTGTTGTGAATAATTTTATTAAATATCCCGAAACTGGTTTTATGATAACAAAAGCGCAATATTATACTACTTATCTACCACATACAAATATTAGCGATATATATTATAACAATTATATTCCAGTTGCGGAGGATTCTGTCAGAGCAGCAACTGTGCATAATATTCATATAATTGGAGACAATGTTATAAAAATATGGAAAGGTTTTATAGATGAAGTTACAAAAATGAATTTGGAATATCATAAGTGGAAATTATATCCAGCAGATGCACAATTATTGAACATAGTTGGAAATGAAGTTATGCAAGGAAAATATAAAAGTTTATATATACCTAATGTTTTAGTAGGTAAAACCTGGGACACAGGCATGGAAAATATAAAATAAGAAAAATTATCATTGTAAAAATGAATTAAATATATAAAAAATCTTATCAATATTATATGTATTCATGTCAATATTACAAGGTATGCATAATATTTTATCAAAAATTTCATTTGCTACTTTTGAATCATCAAGTGGATAATAATATTTTCTTACCTGAATATTATTCTCTAATAATTTTTTTCTTATTTTATCATCATAATTATCAAATAATATAGAAAAACAAGAAGTACAAATTAGACCATCATGAAATGACGGAAATAGCTTAAAATTTGTTATTTTTTGTTTGATCATTTCTTCTTGAAAATATACATAAAGTTCATTATGTTTACGTATTATAATATCAATATTTCTTTTTAAATACTGTAGTATATAAATAGCAGAAATTTCCGACATCTTATTATTATTTCCCGCTGATAGCCAATATTTTTCTGTAAGTCCTATTCCAAAATTATTTAAACATCTAATACTTTTTTCATATTTTTTATCAACAATAATAGCACCTCCTTCACCAAATCCAAATGGTTTTGTATGATGAAAACTTACAGTACAACCTAATCCAAAGTTTAAACAATTTTTACCTTTATATTCTGTATATCCCGTAGCAGCATTATCAAAAATTAAAAATTTATTATTTTCTTTACAAAAAGTTTCATATTTCTCAATATCTACCACATTTCCAAATATATTTGTTACTATTAAACCATTAATTGATTTATCTATTTTTGATATATCTAATCCTCCATTTTTATCTATATCTATTATTTTTACATTTGATAAATTAGATTGAGCAGATGGTGGAAATGTAAATGCTTGTGTTGCCCAGTTTATTTTTGTTTTCTCGCAATATTCAATTCCTGATGTTAAAGAGTGAAGTGCTACAGAACCATTTGTTACTACAATTACACTCTTATTATCATTTATTTTTAATTTTGTTGTTAAAAAATTTTCTAAAAGTTTAACATTTTCTCCCCCATTTGTAAATTGGTTATTCTTTAGAGGTATCGTCATCAAATTAGAAACAATATCGTTATCTATATTTTTTTTTGAAATCCAATTCATTTATTACTATTAGTATAAAATTAAATTAATGTTAATTTAACGACGATTATTCAAATCCTATTCTGAAATAAAAGTTTTAATATTTTTTTACTAAAAAAATCTGATAATTTTAAATATAATATACAATTGATCCTTTATAACAGTTTCGTCTGTAAAACAGACAGCAATAAATCCTACACGTCACATCATCTCTTTGATATCCAATACTTTTTGAATTTATTACATATTCTCTTTAAAATCTATCAAATTTTTTATTTATTATAAAACTTTTGATATATCATAGTGATAAAATTAAATAAACAGTAAACAAACTGATAATTTTTTTTTTTTTTTTTTTTTAAATCATTAAATTTTATATTATTCATTCAATTATATTAACACTTTAATATAATTAATCAATTAGACTAATTTAACAGTAATTTTTTTATAATAAGTTTTAAATTCATTTGATCAACTATATCTTTTTCTTTTACATTCAATAATATTGCTAATTTTTTATCAGCTTTAAACATCCTTTTATTTCCTATATCAAGACCATTATATGTAATATAATCAAATATCTCTTTTTCTAAATCAAATTTAGAAATTTCTACTCCATAAGGTTTATCTAAAAACTCACATAAAGATTTAGGAATTTTAATCAATTCTATAATATTACCAGTTTTAACTTTTTTTTCTACATTTAACTCTTCTTGAATTTGTTTACTAGCAACTTTATTCATCAATTTATTTAATCCTCTTGTAGCCATTATATATATTATTCTATAATATTTTTATGATAAGCTAATTTTTAAAATTTACTGATTTATATTTCTAATTCAGAATTTTATTTAATAAATATATTAAAATAAAAATATTAGTAAGTACTTTATCCTAAAAATATAGTTACAAAGCTAAAAACCGCTATTATAATTTCTAAATCGTTGGAAGAAATATTAGTTAAAGATTGACATTTTTCTAAATATTTAACTACATATTGATCTAGCTCTTATTGGGTTATTTTATTTTTTTTTTTTTCACCAAGTAAACTCAATAAATAAGATAATCTTTTTTTTATTAAAATAGATTTATAACTATATAAACGAGTATCTTCATCATATGATAACTCATGTGAATTGTGTCCATCTTGAAAAATAGACTGCATATGATTCATTTCATACTTATGATTCCATTCATTATTATAGTCATCCAGGTCTGTATAATACCTTATACGATTAGCTATAGGATATTCATAAAATATGTCTTCATAAGTTTTATTCCTTAAATAAAAAATACATAGTTTTTCAATAAAAAAAGTCATTATTTTATCAGAAAGTATACTAGAATAGTTAATTATTTTAACTTCAATACTTTTAATTTGTTTTAGATATTTATTCCTAATTACTTCATTTTCATTTGATTTTGACATTTTATAATATCCTATAATATTTTTATGATAAACTAACTTTTAAAATTTAACACCTTATACCTCTATTATAATTTTTTTATTCGGATTTTTATTTCATGAATATAAAATTACTAATATTACTAAATATCTATCTAAATTAGATAAATTTCATAAATATTAAGCTTCATCTCCTTCATTAGTTTTTGAATTAATTTTAGGCCCTTTATCTCGTTGTCTTCTGTATACTATCCAACCTACATTTTTTGTACCGCATTCTGGACAATTTTGGTACTTATGAGCATTCCAGTGATATGTTTTAAACTCACAACCAGGTGTTCGGCATTTACCGCCTCTAGAAGTTTCTGGTTTCTTATCTTTCGCTGGAGGTGGTGCCTCTCTATCATTTCCCGAAGAATCATCCGCAATAGGATTACCTCCTAAATGATTTATATAATTCAATAATATTTTTTTTCCAATTTTTCCTAAAATAGATACTTTACGATTTGTTTTCGGATTATTTATATAAGAATACATTAATATAATATATATTCTATAAAATTATTAGATTTATAGAATATTTTTAATTAAAATATCTTTAAAATATTTTTTTTTAAGAATAGTTTCAGGTTTTTTCCTATTTCTATTAAGTTTAATCATAGAACGGATTATGCTAAAAAAATGCATAGGCATGGCTACATTCTTAAATACTTCTTCTAATTTACTAGGAGTTTCCTCTATAATATCAGGATTTTCAAGATCAAGATCAGGATTTATAGTTTTTAATATTTCTTTACTTGGAAATCCAAGTACTTTAAATATTTTACATAATTGATCCGCATTATTTTTTCCTATAAATATAGGCCGATTTAATAAAATTTCTGCAAATACACAACCCATTGCCCAAATATCAATAGACATGTCATAAAATTCATTTTCTAATATACATTCTGGAGCCCTATAATATCTTGTAGAAATATATACACTTGATTGAGTATTATTAAAAAATTTTGCTGATCCAAAATCAGCAAGAACAACTTTATTTTTATTAATAAGAATATTATCCGGTTTAATATCTCTATGAATTATACTCAAATTATGTATATGTTCTAAACCTTTCAGTAACTGCATCGTATATGATTTCAAATATATCATTTTTTTTTTATAACAAGCTTTCATTATAAAAGTCTTTAAGTCTATTGGATAATAATCCATTATTATAGTAGATAACCTATTAATATTTTCATTTTCAATTGAATAATCGATGATATTAATTACATAATCACAAGGATTTTTCATCAATACTTTCAGGATATCAATTTCTCTATTTTTATATTTATAATTTATTTTTTCATATTTAATAGCAATTGGCGCATCAGAATTTTCATAATATCCAATATAAATTTTACCAAAACTTCCTTGACCTATCATTTTATCAATTAATATTCTTTTATTGTCTCTTTTTGGTGTATTTGAAATAATAGAATTACTATTTGATGGTCTATTATTTAATAGTTTTTTTTTATAATCAAATATAGAATCTTTCTCATCTATTTCATTTAAAATATTAGCTGCATCATTAAGTATATTCATTAAATATTATAGAATATATATTTCTAATATATATTATTTATATCAAAATTATTTTAAAATAATAATTCATAAAATAATATAAGTAAAATATATAATGTATAAAAAAATTGTTAATCCAGAGACTGGACGAAAAGTAAATATTAATACAAAAAAAGGTATATTAATTTTAAAAAAATATTTATCAATATATGGTGGAGCAGATATTAAGCCTATTGAAAAGGTAGATCACCAGTACGCTCAGATCACAGAAAAAAAGGACATTGAATCCTTAGCTCAAAAAAAACTGGAAGACATGTCTAAAAAAGAGCTGAGCGCAGAGGCTAGAAAGCGCGGTGTTTCTGAGGAGCCCTCAGAGACAGGTACAAGTAGAGATACTTCGGCTTCTTATACGTCAAATCTTTCTGTAGAAGAATTGTTGGCTATAACTAAACAAAAAGAATTAGATTGGAAATTAAACGGTACACCTATGTGGCATCCAAAAGATCAGTATTCCCCTGATAAAGTTACAAAAGATCAAGATTTAAAAATAAGAACTCTCGGAAATAAATTCCATACTGTTATCACTAATTGGAAAAAACCTTATTTAGGTGAATTAATGTTATGGTGTAGAGATTCTGGAACAAATACAGAAAGTTATTTACTAAAATTTCTAGAAGATATTTTTGGTATAATATCAATAGACAGTATAGATATTCGTATTGATAATCTTGATAATATTTTAACTATAATACAAAATTCACGAAACCTGATAAGAAATGGTTCAATTTCTAGACTTGATAAGAGAAAATATCCAGTTAGACCAGAATCTTCTACTTTAGAAAATTACCTTATATTAAATATAGAAACAGATTTACTTGATAGAAAAATAATAGATTTTGAAAGAAAAGCAAATGAAACAATCGATTATCATTCACGAACAGGACCTAGTTATTTTACTGATATAAACATGCCGGAAATTGAAGAGTGGAAAACTATGATTAATGAAATTATGAGTACTTTTCTAGGATCATTGGAAGATAATGAAAAAATTGTTAAACTTGATTTATACAGATTATATAAAAAAAATGATAATCCTCCTAGAGCAAGAAATTTATATGACCCACCTGGTCATTATATATTTAATCTTACCTTAGAAATTACGCAAATAAAATTAAAAAATTATCTAATGGTATATGGAAGAGTAATTGACATAAAAGTTGCTACTCCAGCTGAGACTATATTAAAAATAGATGGACTTGATTTATTAGATTTTTATAGAAGATCTAATATATTTCCTAATTTAGGAGATGAATGGGAAATATTTGGAGTAAATTTAATAAAGTTATTTAAAAAAGGATTTGTACTGATGCCATCTATAACGATTGGACTATCAAATATTATAAAAATATTTCATCAAGGTATTGATAAATCAAATAAACACTTTTTTAGATTTGGACCACAATTATTATATAATACAGATCCTGATAAACCTAATCATATTGAAGTAGGTCAACTATATTTTCAATGTAGTTTTAATGATGAAATAAAAAAAGATTACGATAAAATTTATACAAATTCTAATTTAACAGGGACAGAAATTCAAAAAGTAATTGGTAATAAAGATAATGTATCTTCATGGGCAAATGATCAAGATAAATATCATATTGTTTATAATAAAGAATATGAAACTATTGCGTTATACGAATTTCAAAAATATATGATAACTCAATTACATGGATTTATGCATCAAACTAGCTCTATAAGAATGAGTGGTAAATACGTTTTTTCATTATCACCATTACAGTTTTTAGATTTTACAGAAATAGATGAAAATTTAAAAGATACAATAAGATGGAAGGAATTTTTAAACTTTTGTTTAAATGCCAGAGCACCTATTGTATTATATACTGGTGATCTTATACTTATGGAAATCAAAAAACAGGTTCTCATCTTATAAATTATTGGAATAAATTACCTGAAATTATTGCTCAAACAAGTAATAATTTATCATATAATATTAGATTATCAAAATTTATTTTTTATGGAAGTGCCGACACAATGAGTAAGGATATATTAAGAGATAAATATAGAATTCCGGAAATAAAAGATTCTACAAAGTTTGAATCTTTGACCAAATATAAAATGCATTCACAAGTACAAAGTGAACATGATAAATTATGTTTTGATGGTAAACCACGTGATGATATTTCATCTACTGTAAAAAATTGTGTACAAAAAAAATATATGTTTGATATTGATGATTTATGTAAACCGACATTAAATATTCAAAATCATAATATTCAACAAGAACACTATGATGAAGGTGTAGATTATCCTAGAAGTAAATTAAGTGATTATAAATCAGGACATTTAAAAAATTTCGCAAATTCTAATACTGTTTATTTTGGTTATAAATTTGAAGATGATAATCCATATCGTCTTACTTGTAATGAAAATCCGAATCAATAGTATTTATACTAAATAAAATTTGATGATATTTATTATCAAATTTTTATTGAATAGATGACTCAAAAAAAAATTTATGAGTGGTTTAGTAATAATAATACTATTATTACTAAACCAAAACTTTTTAAAAAATATTTCTATTTGAAATGGAATGATTATAATGATTATGATGTTATTTGGTGTGATACAAAACCTATAAATTTTAGTTATGAAAAAAAAATTAATCTTAAAGGATATAATGAAGAAATAGTATTATTAGGTAATATTATTTACAGTAAAGAAACTGTATCCTTAATCTCTAATAAAGATAATTTTACTACAAATAATATTAGTTTTTTAAAATCACATTTACAAAAATGTATAAGATTAGGATTAATCGATAAATCAATAATTACAGCATATTTATTAATGGAAAATAATATGATAGAATTTTTAAGAAGATTACCTATTATAATTTTAGAAGATGTACATATCATTCAAGATATAGATATAATTGTATGGTTTATGATAATGTCTGATATTATTACTATTCCAGAATCATTTAAAAAATGGTGTTTATATTTAATAAAATACTTATGTAAATATAATAAAAAAAATTTTTATAATAAATCACTAGAAAATGTAAATTATAATAATTTAGACAATTTAAAAGATCGAGATAAGTCTACCATTTATTCCTTAATGATTCGAAAATCATATGGAGGTATGAATGGAGATATATTAATGATTAATTTTTTAATTGAAAATTGGATTAAAAATTTGAATAATAATTTTGTTTTAGAAAAAATTAATCCTAAAAATATAACTATATTGAATTCTTTACATCCAGATCTATATGAATTATCGGCTGTGGATTTTCATTGTTATCCTAAAATATTAAATATTTTACAAAATCATTATCCACAATATAATATAGAAACAATTAAAAATACTATATGGATAAAAAGTTCTAGTATCAATTATCGTACACTTAATATTAATACTGATGAATTATTAAATGAATGTTGGGATACTATTAAATACAAACTTTTTAAAATTCAAAAGAAATTTATACTTAATAATATAAGATAATTTAATCTATACCTATACTTCAAATAAACTTTATATATTTACTATTATATATGAAAGGACATATTATAATTATTATCTTAATAATTTTTTTTTCTAGTTTATTATTATCATTAAAATCTTTAGAAAAATATATTACATTTGATGCTGAACCTATGATAGATGCTTACAAAAAGTATAATTTATTTTATGATCATATAAATGACTCTCTCATTAATAAAAATAATGGTTTAAAATTATCAGTTTCAAATCAGCTTAATAACTCTTTAGGAATATATTACTCAGAAAATAAAGATATAGCAAATAAATTATTAAAAAAAAATAAAATTCCTATACCTAATCAATATAAATATAATAATAATAGATCTCTCAATGATAATCTTAATGAAATAAAAAATTTATTGAATAAAGGTTATTTTAGATTTCCTTTAGTTGTTAAACCAACAAATGGCACACAATCATATGGTGTTTTTCTAGATTTGAATTCGATAGATAAACTTAAAGAAAAAATATTATTTTTAGAAAATTTACCTATAATAATACAACAACAAGTTTATGGTGATAGTTTTAGAATATTAATTTATAATAATAAAATTATTGATGTACTAAAAAGAGGAGCACCTTATATTATAGGAAATAATATTGATACTATAAATACACTTGTACAAAAATATAACTCTAATCAAAAAAAAAATAATAAGTATCCTGTAAATCATATATGTCAAAATTTAATAAAAAATCAAGGTTATACACTTAATTCTATTTTACCAAAAAATAAAAAAATAATAATAAGTAATGTACTTAATTATCATAATGGATGTAATTTAATTAGAATTCCAATTAATAGTATACATAAGGATAATATAAAAATGTTTTTGAAAACTAATAAAATTCTAAATTTAAATTTAAGTGGAATAGATTATAATACTAATTCTTTAAAAAAATCATATTTAGATGAAGGCAACGAAAGTAATATTATAGAAGTTAATTATGGTCCAAGTATAATAACTCATTACAATACAGATAAAAAACAAAAAATGTATGCTGTTGATAGATTTCTTTCTAAATTATTAGAAGATTTAAATCCATAATTTTATTTGATTTAAAAGATATCATTTATTTAAAGTAATTAACAATATTTATTAAAAAAATCATAATAGTTTTTTCAATAAAAATTTTCTTCTAAACAAATTCAAAAGAAATTTATTTTTAATAATATAAAATTATATAAAGAAATATAAAAATATTTTAATAATGATAGATTTTCATACACATATTTTTCCTCCAAATTTTCCCAATTATAATAAAATATTTAATTGTGATAAATATATTTATATTGAGGAGAAAGATAACCAAATTTCCTTGATGTATAAAAATAAATTATTTAGAAAAATTGACAAAAACTGCCTTTATTTAGAAGATAGGATAAAAGATATGGATGCACAAGGAATTCAAAAACAGGTCCTTAGCATTATTCCCGTTTTATTTTGTTATGAAGTTCCATCTAATGATTTGTATCAAGTTGCTGAATTTATTAATAATTATATATCCTCTTGTGTAGATCAATATCCCGACAGATTTTTAGCATTAGGGACATTACCTATGCAGGATACGAAATTATCTTTGAAAATGATAAATTCTAATTTAGAAAATAAAACAAAGCTTAATTTAATTGGTTATCAAATAGGGTCTAATATTAATAACGTAAATTTAGATAATGAAAAATTTTTTCCTATTTATGAATTATTAGAAAAAAATCAATTAATATTATTTATTCATCCTTGGAATATAATGGGAGAAAAACATATAAAAGATTATTGGCTACCATGGTTAGTAGGTATGCCTGCTGAAAATTCAAGAGCTATTTGTAGCATGATATTTGGAGGTATTTTTGATAAATTTCCTAATCTTAAAGTAGTATTCGCACACGGTGGAGGAAGTTTTTGCGGAACTGTATCAAGAATTAATCATGGATACAATGTTAGACCTGATTTATGTGGACAAAATTGTTTGCATGAACCACTTTATTATTGTAAAAATAATAAAATTTTTGTAGATTCATTAGTACATTCATCAAAAGATTTAAATAATATTATTAATTTATTTGGTGAAAATAATATTATAATGGGATCAGACTATCCATTTCCACTTGGTGAAGCTAATCCAGGTAAATTTATTGAAAATTCTATTACTAATAAAGATATGATTGATAAAATAAAAAAAATTAATTTAATTAAATTAATTAATGATAACTAATAAAAACCTCTTAATTCTATTTAATATATTTATATGAATAATATATAACTATATTAAATTTCTTATGTCCAGATTTATTTAATTACACACTGTGAATTTTACTCTTTTTAGAAATAAAATATTAGATTTCAACACTTAATCACTTTTCATTGTTTTCTCTGTCTATAGACATGGAATTCATAATAATCGGGCCCTCCCATTAAGCTTTTCCCTGGGGCGATAATTCTTCTTACACCGCGTTCATCAGCACCACGTGCCCCAAAAAGGGGGCTTTGGCCGAAATGATGATTAAAATTAAACCTCCATTTTTGGTATGGACCAGGTCGGTCATTAAAATGTCCACTCAATACTCCTGCAGCAAGAAAAGCATTCATCAATTCTGTTGCTGTATTAAAATTCCCTTGTGGTTCCCGGTGGTTATTTGGATTAGGACGAACTCTATCCACTGGAATTTCATCTACATTGTGTTTTACACCATAACAGTCATCATACATAAAGGTATACCAATACCTATCAGTGTCTGGATCAAACTGCCCAAAAACTGGTTCGACTTTCCCTGGTTTGGGATCAGGTGGGGGTTTGGGATCAGGTGGGGGGGGTGGAGGTCTAGACCTTGGATCTGGCCGAATTTCTACCTTTATTTCCAATTCAAAAATTCTATCCAGAAGTAATGTTGGCCGTGTTTCGTCATCATAGTACAATCTATTTTCAAGATTCGTTATGCGATTTTCAATATCACCTTGGGCATGGTAGCCGTGAAACGCGATTTCTATATTATTAACACGCTGCTCCTCTTCGCTTATTGGTTCGGGTGGGGGTCTAGACCCTCTGAGACCTGCCTTTATTTCCAATTGTTCAATTCTATCCATAAGTGATTTTGGCCGTTTTTCGAACGGAAGGTAGAGTTGATGTTCGAGCCTAAATATACGATCTTCAATATCACCATGAGTGCGGCGGCCATACACTTTCTCTTCTATATCATTAACACGCTGCCGGCGCACTTGTTCGCCTATGTCATCTTCTTCTTCTGCAGAACCGGATTCCAATTTAGATAACCTATTATCTTTTACTTTTATCTGCATGCCATCAGTCAATTGTACTACATATTGAACTACGTTTAGTTCAGGTCTGTCAATCCTTATTATAGTACCATGGGTACCATTGTATTTTGAACCAATAACTATAATTTTATCATTAATGTCATACATGGCAAATGCTATTAATTTATTCTCTTTTACTTTTATCAGTCTATTGCCCCCCTGGGGTTCATCCACTTCGACTATATATTGACCTGTTAACGCCAGTACACCTGTCACCACCCCATTACGACCATTATATATTTCAGTACCATTAAGTGTAACGTTATCATTAACTTTAAAAATTGTAATTGGAGTTAATACATCTTCTCTAAATCTAGCGAACTGACCACTACTTAACCTTACAACACATCTTCTCTTTCCATCAGTCGCATTCGCAGGTATTCCTAAAACCTCTGTTACACTACCATTTTGTCCATCATAGCCCGTCTTTGTTCCATTAATACTAACTTTCATACCAACAGCAAATTTAACTTCATTATCCTCAGGAGGAGGAGGAGGTGGAGGTGGAGGTGGAGAAGGATCATCATCATCATCATCATCATCTCCTATATATGGATTTAATTTATTTTCCGGGAAGGTTTGTAGCGTGACAATATCCGGCAATTTTACTTGATATCTATTAGTATTATCCTGATAATCAGACCCTGGGAGAACTGATCGTATAGTACCAATTAGCCCATCAAATTGTGCCCCGGCAACCCCTCCGAAGCCTCCAGCAGTATTTGTTCCGGTAATCACTACTTTATCACCATTACTAAATTTAATTGGTGGGGGTGGTGGCCTTGTAGTATCGGCATCTATAAGATAGTTATAGGCCAAATGCCATATCTTACCTTCCTGTGGCCCTTCTAGTATTTTTACACCATATCTGTAACCATTATTCCAGGCATTGTAAATTCCTTTCTCAGCTATCCTACCCTTTTTATTATGTATTTGGAAGTAGAGCGGGTGATCGATTATAACCCCACAATCTAATTTAAACGCAGGTTCTTCGAGGTCCTGACGATTTTGATTATTCAGTCTGAGTATAATTGAATTCCAATACGCCCTATCTCTGTTTTCGCTTGTTACGTCTATACCTACCCAAGTAAAAAATTTTGCCATTTCATTTCCACTAGCAGAACCGGGGGTGAAAACTTTCATCCCGAGTGGATAGGAAAATAAATCTTTTATTTGTAATGCGTCTATAAGATTAATTATGTCTTGATTAGTACCAGCTGCCTGGTTGGCTATAAGTTTCATAAAATCTTTAGTTTTCCACTCGGTTTTTGGGGGGGTGGCTAATAATAGCCATAGGCGATCTCGTGTAGCATCATCAATAATTGTTCGTGGTCCAGGGCCGCCATTAGATGGATTACTACCACCGTGAAGCAGATACATTTTAATAATTTTTTTGCCCAATTTGGTATTAATATTTACATATCTATTACTTATAGGATTTTTGATTTTATTATACATATATAATAAATAAATATTATAATTTTTGTTAAATTCTAAATAAATATAAATTATTAATAAAAATTTGAAACAGATTTCATTAAATTTCAATATAATAAAAAATATAAATGAAATTAACAGAAGAACAGGAAGAAGCAATTCATTTAGTGAATTCTGGATATAATATTTTTATAACATCTCGTGGTGCTGGATGCGGAAAAACATTTTTGTTAAATGAAATAATAAATAGATACAAAGATAATAAAATAATTGCGATTACTGCGAGTACTGGTATAGCATCTATTTTATTAAATGGTATGACACTGCATAGTTGGGCAGGTATAGGTTTAGGTAATAAAGATCTTAATAGTTTATATAAAAAAATTAAAGATAAAAAAAATTTATCAGAAAAATGGAAAAAAACAGAGATACTAATAATAGATGAAATATCATTAATATCTGCAGAATTATTTGATAAATTAGATAAACTTGCAAGATTAATTAGAGATAATGATAAACCATTTGGTGGTATACAATTAATTGTTTCAGGAGATTGGTTACAATTACCAAACATAAATAGTAATAAATATGCTTTTGAGGGTGAATCCTGGAACAATTGTATAAATTATGTAGTATATTTAACTAAAATTCAAAGACAAAAAGATATTAATTTTCAAAATGTATTAAACTCTATACGGATGGGAAGAATAACAAAAGAAGTAAAAAAAATTCTAAGATCTCGTTTAAATATAAATTTAGAAAATGAATTTAACATAATACCTACAGAATTACATCCATTAAATATTGATGTAAACAGTATTAATAAACAAAAATTGTATGAATTGATAGATAAAACTAAAGTACATAAAGAAGTTTATACAGCTACTATAATAGAAACTGTGAAACCAAAAAATAAACAAACTAGTTTAGATAATTTTTTTAAAATAAATAACAAATTTACTATAGATAATACAGAGCATATTTTATCAAATTCAGATAATAATGATAATGATAATAATAATAATGATAGTAATAGTGATAAAGAAAATAATAATATAAAAGAGGATATTTTTCTTAATATGTGTGGTGCTGTAAAAGAATTAGAATTATGTAAAGGTGCTCAAGTAATGTTAACAGTTAATTTAGATCAAAAAGAGAAATTAGTGAATGGATCTAGAGGAATAGTAATAGATTTTAATGATGATAGTAATCCAATAGTACAATTTCTAGACGGGTCAAGAACAGTAATTGAAAATCAAACATGGAATATAACAATTAACAATGCAATAGCGGGTACTGTTAAACAAATTCCTTTGAAACTTGCATATGCTACAACAGTACATAAATCACAAGGATCAACATTAGAATATGTAAATATTAGTTTGAAAAATATTTTTGAATCATCACAAGCATATGTAGGACTATCAAGAGTTAAATCATTAGAAGGTTTATCTATAAGAGATATAGATTTTAGTAAATTCAGAGTAGATTTAAAAGCGTTAAAATTTTATGAAAATCTTGAAAATAAAATATAAAAATATTTAAAAGATTAATAAATATATTATTAATAAATGAAAACATATTATTTAGACAAAACTGAGGATTTTGAAAATCTCAAAAAAGAGTATAGTACTATTATAATACAATTTTCGGCCTCATGGTGTGGTCCATGTAAAAGAATAACACCAATAATTCAAAATTATTTAGTCCCTATTGAAAATGATTCTATTGTTTATCTATATTGTGATATTGATGCCCATGATGCTTTGGCACAAGATTTTTCAGTCAATTCTATTCCTTGTTTTTCAATAATTAAAAATAAAAAAGATGAGAATGGATATATAAATACAGAAATAGCACCTTTATCTATATGCAGTGGATTATCTGATATAATAATATATTTGGAACAAAATAATATATATTTGAATAGATAATAATAATAAATTTTCATATAGAGATAAAGAAAATTTATTTTTATAATGTCTTTTTATAAAAGAGAACATATTTCGGAGCCATGGTTTAGTTTAATTGTTTTAGGTTGGAAAAAAATAGAATGTAGAAAAAATCATGGTAGATTTAAGGAAATGAAAATTGGAGATATAATTCAATTTTTAAATAATGATTTTTTACAAAGAACAATATCTGTACAGATAGTCAGAAAAAGAGAATATTCTAATTTTAAAGATTGTTTAATTACAGAGAATTTACATAAAATTTTACCAGGTATGGATAAATATAATTTAAACACTGCATTATCTGTTTATAGAAAATATTACACACTGGAAGATGAGGAAAAATATGGTATTATTGCTATAGAATTTGAGTTATTAGATGAATATTTACAATAAATTTAGAAACTGCGTTAAAAATCTTTTAATTTAATATAGATATATATTAATATATTAAAATACTTAAAGATATATTCATTTAAAGATTGTTGGATATATACAATATAAGTAATACACTGCCCACTTGGCGCAATTGGACAGCGCGCAAGACTTCTAATCTTGAGGTTGCAGGTTCGAGTCCTGCAGTGGGTGTATTTAAGTGTGAGTGTGTCCGAGTGGTTAAGGAGATAGACTTGAAATCTATTGGTGACTCACCGCGCAGGTTCGAATCCTGTCACTCACGCCACATTTTGCATTTATGATGTAGTGGTAACATACTTGCCTTCCAAGCAAGATCCCCGGGTTCGATTCCCGGTAAATGCAGTAAACAGTATTAGTTGCACTCATGATGTAGTGGTAACATACTTGCCTACCAAGCAAGATCCCCGGGTTCGATTCCCGGTGAATGCAAAATTTAATATGCACTCATGATGTAGTGGTAACATACTTGCCTTCCAAGCAAGATCCCCGGGTTCGATTCCCGGTGAGCGCAATATTTTTAGATTTAATGTTGTAAGAAATTTATCTTTTACTACATTAAAAAATTTGATTAAAATTTTAAAATATTTCTATTAATTTTATCCTTTTATATTTTTTATTCTTTTATGACTAATTATTTAGAAAAATTTTAAAATTTACAAACAGAATATCCTCAGTGTAATTTAGAAATAAAAACACCTAATAAAAATACAAAACAATCTATAATAGAAGGTATTTGTAATGAATGTTCTAATAAATTTGAAATGCAGTTATTAGCATTAGGTAAACTATGTATTAAAAATATTAAAAATGGTAAAACAGCAAAAACTTTAAATCCTGGTAAATATGAAAAAATAATAGAAACTTTTAACAATAAGTATACTAAAATTAAATTAAAACCTAAAAATAATAAAAATATATTTGAAGTTAATGTTCGAGATAAAGTAATAGGTATTTGTAATAAAGAAAATTGTTCTAATACTTTTGAGATAGGTATTAGATCAATAGAAGATCAAAATATATATTGTAAATCTTGTAAATCTTATAAACCCAGAGATAAACCCCACTATATGCAAATAGCAGAACTTGCTGAAAAAAATTTAAAAGCCTGTTTCAAAACTAAAAAATACATTCTTCCCTCTGGAAAAGAATTATCATGCCAAGGTTATGAGAATTACGCAATTGATAGATTACTAAATATAGAAAAAATTGATGAGGAAGATATACTAACTTCAAGAGTAGATGTTCCTCAATGTTGGTACAAAGATACAAAAGGTGTTTCAAGACGATACTATATTGATATATTCATACCATCTCAAAATAGATGTATCGAGGTTAAATCTATTTATACCGCACAAGTTGCTAAAGATATTCTTAATATTAAACTTGAAGCTGTTAAAACACTAAATTATAAAGTTGATCTATGGATTTTTGATCATAATGGGAAATTTATAACATAGTTATACAAAAATAAATATTATTTTTTTACTATACATTAAAAATTTGATTTAATTTGTAAAAAACAATATTAATCTTATCCATCAATTATTTTTATTCTTTTATGACTAGTTGCTTAGTGTATCCTCAGTGTAATTTAGAAATAAAGACACAAAATACAAAACAATCTATTGCGTTAGGTAGACAATATATTGAAACCTTAACCAATAAATATCCTAATTAAACACATTAACAATATAGTTATTAATAATAAACTTAAAAAGTTTCTCATAATATTTTTTTTTGTTAAGTTAGTAAAATTTTCCCGTATAGTTATTTTTTTTTTTAGTATTAAAGTAAAATTTTCAAATTTGTTATTAAATAATATATTAAGAACATTCGATATAAATTTCCAATTAAATTTAGGTGTTTGCAGTGAAGGTTTATCAGATAAACAATTACCTGCTTTATCATAAGATGCCATACCTATCGTTCCTGTATTAATTTCTAATAAATAAGCTTTAAAATTATCATCTAGTAAAATATCATAACCTAATTGTTTATAGCAAGTAAAATTATTCGTACTTTCATTAGGACATATAAAAGTATCACTATATTTATTAATTGTATCATAGACTATTTCTTTTAATTGAGGAAATATTTTATTTTTAAATATACCATTACCATAGTATTTATCAAATTCATTAGGAAATTCTTTATTATTACATGACGTAGTAATATGTATTCTAGTATTATTATAATCAGATAATTTATATTTATAATCTGCTATATACATATATCCATTATTATACAGATAACATCTAAAAAAATTTTTATTTTTTACAAGTAAAACATATACTCTTAAATGCATTTTTTTTGATTTATATAATAACGGATTCGAAATATAAGTCATTCCTACCCATGACTTAAATTGTTTATATTTATCCATATGAGTTAATACATCATCATATTTATCAGTAATTGTTATACCTATTTGTCTATAAGATTTTTCTGGTTTAATTAACCAATATTTATTTAATTTAAATAAATATTTGTAAAGAGAAAGATCTTCTTTATTTCTAAATCTAAAAAATTTAGCAATATATGATTTATCAGAAAAATCTTTATATATCTTACCTTTATTATCTAACGGATTTAAAGTAATAAATCTATTTGTATATTTACATTTATCACATAATTTTCTATTTGTAGTATGATTAAATTTAGAATAAAAATTTTTACTTTCTTCCCAATTTATATCATTAAAATATTTTGATATATGTTTATTAAAATAACCATCTCGAACATAAAATGTGTTATCCATATTTATATTTATATTATAAATATATTTATCTAATTTTATGTTTTATAAAATTGATTGAAAAATAATTATTTTTACATTTCTATATCATTTATATTTTTATAGAAAGTTAAATCTATTTATACCGCACAAGTTGCTAAAGAAATTCTTAATATTAAACTTGTAGCTTTTAAAACACTAAATTATAAAGTTGATCTATGGATTTTTGATCATAATGGGAAATTTATCACATAGTTATACAAAAAATAAATATTATTTTTTTACTATACATTAAAAATTTGATTTAATTTGTAAAAAAACAATATTAATCTTATCCATCAATTATTTTTATTCTTTTATGACTAGTTGCTTAGTGTATCCTCCGTGTAATTTAGAAATAAAGACACCAAATACAAAACAATCTATTGCGTTAGGTAGACAATATATTGAAACCTTAACCAATAAATATCCTAAAATTAAATTAAAACCGATGAATAATAAAAATATATCAGAACTTACTATAAATGATAAAGTAATAGTAAATTGTAAAGATGAAAGATGTTCTAATACTTTTGAAATACCTATTAAATGGATAGATAATGAAAGTATATATTGTAAATGTTGTAAAGCTGTAAAAATAATAGAAAAATTAGATTACGAATTTCCTAAATTAGCAAGATATATAAAAAGATACTATAAATAATCAAAATAATATACATATAAACTCGCTATATGCTTTATTTTTTTATTTACTAATATATTTAAATATTAATTTATCCTAATATATTATTAATGTATAATAAAATAAAAAATCCTATATCAGGTAGATTTATAAGTATAAATAGTAAATTAGGTAAAATATTATAAAAAAGTATTTATCTATAATAAGTGGAGGTTCTTCTTCAGAAGAAGTTTTATTAGAGACTGTAGAGGAGATTATTAAGGAATATTTATGTCCTATTACTCATGAATTAATGATAGATCCGGTAATGATTGATTCAGGTAATACTTTTGAAAGAGAAGCTATATTAAAATATTTTGAAAATCATAATAAAGACCCAGAGACGAATGAAGTACTTGATAATAAAAAGCTTATAGCAAATAAACATTTAAAAGGTGCCATTAATAGATTTGTTGATAATTTTAATAAAAAATATGGTGGACAAAAAGGTGAAAGATGGGATGAAATAAAAAATCTAGTTTCTGATTTTAAAACAAATTTAAATAGGCTAAATATTCAAAAGCAACTAAGACAACAAGAGACCGCTCTAGCATCTCCTCATCAAAGTACCCAGCCAGCTAGCCAACCAATAAGTCAACAAGTAAGCCAACCCGTAAGCCAACCAGTAAGACAACCAACATCTCAAGTACATTCTAATATCCCTCATAGAACTGAACCTATGGCCACGGAAGAATATAATAGAGAAGGGAGATCAAACGAAGAACTTACTAGATTCCTAGAAAACGAGACTCCTAATGCTCAAGTTATTCAAGATGCTTTAACACATCTTGCTTCACAAAATCGTTCATCTTATAGGGATGCTTCTATGTATTTAAGATTTATTTATTCATAGTTTTTTCTGAAGATTTTTTTTTTTTTTTTTTTTTTTTTTTTTTTTTCAATTTTATTTTTTTTTTTTTTTTTTTTTTTATTATTTTTATATAATTTTTAAT